GGTAACAGGAGCAACCTCTTAGGCGGATCCGCGAGCAACCTCTTAGGCGGATTCGGGAGCAACCTCGTAGGCGGTAACAGGAGCAACCTCTTAGGCGGATCCGGGAGCAACCTCTTAGGCGGATTCGGGAGCAACCTCGTAGGCGGATCCAGGAGCAACCTCGTAGGCGGATTCGGGAGCAACCTCGTAGGCGGATCCAGGAGCAACCTCGTAGGCGGATCCGGGAGCAACCTCGTAGGCGGTAACAGGAGCAACCTCGTAGGCGCAGCCGAGAGCAACCTCGTAGGCGGTAACAGGAGCAACCTCGTAGGCGGCGACTCATCATTGATTATTGGCCGGAACGGGTGTAACGCCAAAGGCGGGCTCCACTCCGTGATTGTTTTAACGGAGTGGGAGTACGATGATAACGGCAATTATGTACCCATAGCCGTAAAAGCGGCAATTGTTGACGGTGTGCGGATTAAAGCTGATACGTGGTATAAGCTCAAAAACGGCGAGTTTGTCGAGGTAGACACATGAGAGCAAGAGAAAAGTGCCCCGGACTGCGGGAACAGTCACAGGGGCACAAAGACAAAATTACCGCTATTAGTTTAGCAAAAACGGGAGGAAAAGTCAATGGCAAAGTATAAACAGATCATGCAGGTGAGCCTTTGCGGAAACATCAAGCGCGGCGCGTTTGACGCTGTTACCGTAAATGGCGGTGACGTAATGGAGATTGTAGGTAAGCATTTGCGCGAAGAGGGCATTGAGCGCGGCAAAATCCGCATTACGGTGCTCGAGGAGATGCCAGAGGAGGCGAAAGCTAATGAAACTGTATGAGTATGCGGAGCAATACGAGGCTTTAAAGCAGATGGCGGAGGATGAAAGTATCCCTCCCGAAGCGCTCGAAGACACGCTCGAAAGCATCGACGACGAGTTTGAAACAAAAGTGGACAGCATCGCGTGCATCATCAAAGATGAGCTGGCAATGGCAGAAGCGATCAAAAAAGAGATCGACGCGCTGACTGCGCGGATGAAGCGCCATGAAGCAACAGCGGATCAGCTTAAATCCTACACCATGCAGCAGATGCAGGCGGTAGGAAAGAGCAAAATCGAAACGGCGCGCAACGTGGTATCCGTAGCAAAAAAGGCCCCGGCACTTGAGATCGAAAACGCCGATGATTTTATCGCATGGGCTACGCTCGACCATGAAGAGTTCATCCGCCAGAAAGCGCCGGAGATCAACAAAGTTGCCGTGCGCGACGCGCTAAAAGCGGGCGAGGAGCTCCCGGGGGCTAAATTGGTAGCCGGGTACAGACTGGCGGTGCGCTGATGGGTAACATGGATATTTACAACGCCGTGTGCGCTGTGCCGGACAGCGCACAAAAGCGGATTTCCGGCGGGCGGCTCAACGGAATGACGGACATCAACCCCATGTGGCGCATACGAGAGCTTACAGAGCTTTTTGGGCCGTGCGGAACCGGTTGGAAATACAAGATCGTCCGCGAGTGGCTTGAGACCGCCAGCACCGGCGAGGTGGGGGCGTTTGTGGACATCGAACTGCAATACAGGATTACGCCGGATGCGGACTGGTCGGAGCCTATTCCGGGCACGGGCGGATCAAAGTTTGTGGCGGCGGAAAAGGGTAATAATCTGCGTGCATCCGATGAGTGCTACAAAATGGCGCTCACAGACGCGATCTCCGTAGCTTGCAAAGCTTTAGGCTTCGGCGCGGACATTTACTGGGCGTCAGGACGTACAAAGTATAACGCCGACCCGCCGGAGCAGGATGAAGAATACACCTGCGCGCAGTGCGGTAAGACGATCCGCGACGGCAAAAAAAAAGACGGCAGCGCTTGGAAAGCGGGCGATATTGCGTTATATGCGCAAAAACGGTATGACCGACAGCTTTGCTTTGAGTGCTTAGGAAAAGAGATCAAATCCGAAAAGGCGGCGGAGAAAGCTGGTGGTCTGAATGGTGCAATTTGATTTTACAGCCGCCCACGTGAACGAAAACGGAGAGCTTTGCCTCAAAGTCATCAACACACCCGCCGCAAGACAGTTTGTACTTGGTATGCGCGAGCGTATGTATACGTGCGATGTAAAAGAGTACCGGCAAAAGCGCAGCTTGGATGCAAATGCCTATTTTTGGGTGCTTTGCGATAAGCTTGCCGAGGCGACGAATCAACCGAAAGAGCTGATCTACCGCGAGGCGGTGCAAAACATCGGCGGCAACTGCGATACGGTGTGCGTGATAAATTCCGCCGTGAACAAGCTGCGGCAGATGTGGCAGCATAACGGGCTCGGTTGGATAACGGATGTACTGCCCAGCAAAGTGCGGGGCTGCACAAATGTGATTGTATACTACGGATCCAGTACATACGACAGAGCGCAGATGGCGCGTTTGATCGATAATATTGTACAGGACTGCCGGGCGGTGGGCGTGGAAACGCTCCCGCCGGACAAGTTGGAAGCCCTGAAAGATGAGTGGTCAAGATGATTGGTGAGTGCTTTATTTGTGGTTGCTATGGTGTGGTCGAGCGGCACCATATATTCGGCGGTGCGCTGCGCAAAAAAAGCGAGCGCTACGGATTGGTCGTTACGCTGTGCCATAGCTGTCACAATGAGCCGCCCTACGGGGTACACCATAACGCCAAGGCGATGCAAAAGCTGCACGAATACGGGCAGCGCAAAGCCATGACGGAAAACGGTTGGAATATCGATGATTTCCGCCGAGAGTTTTATAAAAACTACCTTTAGCGGTTATCCGTTGTTTGCCTTCGGGCGGGTGGCGGATACCTGTGCAGGTAGCAGAAAGGAAAGTCGACGATGGCGAGACCGCAGAAAGAAAATGTGGACTATTGGCCTTTTGATGTGGGACTTTTCCAAGATCGTAAATTCCGTTTGATTCGCTCCGAATTTGGAATAAAGGGCGCTTATATAGCTTTAGAGCTTATCAATATGGCGTACAGCGAGAACGGATATTATGCAAAATTCGGCGAAGAAGACTGCCTCCTGATGTCCGAGGGTGTCGGTGGTGGTTGCGAAGCGAGTTTTATTATGGAGGTAGTACGAGGGTGCTGCAGACGTTCTCTTTTTGACGAGGGTATCTACAATGTGTTCGGCGTGCTCACCTCTCACGGCATACAGCAAAGATACTTGAGAATTATCGGAAAGAACAGAGCTGATGTGCGATTTATTAAAGAGTATTTTTTGCTTGATATAAGCGATGAAAGAGATGTTCCGGCGAACATCCGTAATAAAGTTACGCTTTTATCGAGTTTTCCGACGGAAAACCCCAGTAAACCGACGGAAAATCCCAGTAAACCGACGGAAAACCCACAAAGTAAAGTAAAGGAAAGTAAAGTAAAGGAAAGTAAAGTAAAGGAGTATGCGCAGAGCGCGGACGAGTCCGCCTCAGCGCCGGCATACCGACTGATACTCCATGACGGCTCTTATTATCCGATAAGCAAAGAGGACATAAGCAAATGGGCTGCTCTATATCCGGCAGTAGATATAGAGCAAGAAATACGTAAAATGATCGGATGGAGCGAGGCAAACCCGCAAAACCGTAAGACAAAGCGCGGTGCATTAGCGTTTATCAACCGCTGGTTGGCGCGCGAGCAGGACAAAGGAGGGGCAAGACGTGAAGAGTTTCCGCGAAATGATACCGGCGTCAATCCGTATGAAAAGTACGGTGGTACGTTCGTTTGATGACTACCGCCAGCGCCAAATCGATGTGGTTAATGCACTGCCGGGTGATCTGCCCGGTATGGACTGTCCAAAGTGCAAAAACAAAGGCGTGATCTATGCGCTCGAAGACGGCTACGAGGTAGCGAAAGAGTGCAGCTGTATGGCGGTGCGCAGATCGTGGCAGCGGATAGAGAAAAGCGGTCTAAAAGATATTATGAACCGATACACTTTTAAATCCTACGAAATCCGCGAACCGTGGCAGGAGCAGATTATGCGCAGCGCGTGCGATTATTGCCGGAGCCCTGAAGGATGGTTTTTTGTCGGCGGGCAGGTTGGCGCGGGAAAAACGCATATTTGCACCGCCATTGTAGGCAAGCTGCTCAAAAGCGGCAAATCGGCAATCTATGCGCCGTGGAAGAGGATTGCGGCGGAATTAAAAGCCTGCCTCAATGAGCCCGAATATACTGCACGTATGGACGAGCTGATGAAAACAGACTGCCTTTATCTCGATGATTTTTTGCGCACAGGCGCGGGCGACAATGGCAAAAAGTCACCGCCGACGCAGGGAGACTTAAACCTTGCATACGAGATCATCAACAACCGCTACAACGGGCGCAAACTGACAGTGATTTCTTCCGAGCTGACAACGGCGGAGATTTTGCAGCTCGATGATGCGATAGGATCGCGCATTGCCGAGCGGGCCCGGGCGCACACAAACAACATTAAGCGGGATATATCCCGTAATTACAGATTAGGAGGATTTTAAAATGAGTGCAAGCAATGGCGTACATATTATGGGGCGTATCACAAGAGACTTGGAGCTGCGGCATACGCAAAGCGGTGTTGCCGTGTGCCAATTTTGTGTGGCGGTAACACGCAGTTTTAAGGACGCTAACGGCGAATACCAGTCGGATTTTATCGATTGTGTGGCGTGGCGCAACTCAGCGGAGTTTATCACAAAGTATTTTAGCAAGGGCGCGATGATTGCGCTTGACGGTGAGCTCCAGACACGCAACTACACGGACAAGGACGGCAACAAACGGAAGGCGACTGAGGTGCTTGTGAGCAGCGCCGCTTTCACCGGCGAAAAACGCGAAACTGCCGCAAAACCTACACCAACGGAAGAGGATTACAACGCTATTACTGACGATGATTTACCATTCTAAGGAGGGCGTATGAAAATCAAATTTATTATACCGGGCGAGCCGCAGGGTAAAGCCCGCCCTCGTGTGGTGCGGATGAAATCCGGGCGCAGCATGAGCTACACGCCTGATAAAACCGTGGCGTATGAAGAGCTTGTAAGGCAACGGTTTTTGGCCGAAGCACAGGGGAGGCGTTTTGCCGACGATGCACCGATAGATATAATCATCACAGCGTTTTTGAGTATCCCGAAGAGCGCCAGCAAGCAAAAGCAAATGCTGATGACGAGCGGCGCACTTTTTCCGCAAAAAAAGCCGGACTTGGACAATGTCATGAAGATTGTGTGCGACGCCTTAAACGGTTTTGCTTACAGAGATGACGCGCAGATCGTGAACGCGAAGATCTGTAAGCGATGGTCGTCGGATATACCAAGTGTCTGGGTGACAATAGAGGGAGAGGAGCGCAAAAACGATGGATATACGTAAATTTAGCGCAACAGGCATTAAAGAGCCGTACTACATAATACTTTCGGGGACAAATCGGCGGGCGAGCTGCCGAGGCTGCATATACCGGCGCGGGATAGGCTCTCGCGGAGACCGATACAGTGTGTGCTGCTATTGCTATGATACGGGCCTCCCACGCGGATGCCCGCCAGAAAAGTGCGACAAGAAACGGAGGAAACCATGAAGCGAAACGAAATCCTTGAAGCCGCTATGCGCTGCGTGTGCGGCGATCGCGAGCAGGACTACGGCACGCCGGAGAGAAATTTTGAGTTGATCGGCGAGCTGTGGACGAAATACCTCAAAGCAAAATGCGCAAGCCCGGAAGCGGATGTTTGCATAAACGGCGAAGATGTTGCGACGCTGATGTGCCTTTTTAAGATTGCCCGCATTGCAACGGGCAGAGGCAAAGCCGATAGCTTTATTGATCTTGCCGGGTACGCAGCTTGTGCCGGAGAGCTGGCTACGGGAGGCGGCACAGAATGAAAGCTTTACAGCGATACCAAATGAGCAAAACGGAAAAAGCGGCGTTGAAAGCGGAAATAGCGAGGCAGGTTCACGAGCTTGATGAAAAGTTTTCGGCTGAAATCTGTGCTATGCTGCTTTGGGCATTGCACGAAGAGTTTGGTTTCGGAGCCGACCGTCTCCGCCGCGTGTGGGATTGCGTGGCGGTGCACCGTGCGGAATTGCTCAAACATTACGATATGCAGGATAACGCCGAATTTATTTTGCTTTACAAGCTGCGCCAGATCGGCGTGGACGTGGAAAAGTGGACGGCGGAACCGCAAACGCAAGTGCGTGAGAAAAATCAGAGCATTTTTAAACGGAGAAACGGAGGAACTAAAGTGACAACAGATGAACTCATCGAAAGGAGGATGAAGCTATGACCCGAAACAAATTGTACGCAACGCGGCATTATGTACGCCAAGTACAAAAGATAATATATAAAACACGTAACTGTATCATTAGCGGGTGCGATAATTGCGACTGTGCTTACATTTGCGAATTAACAAATTGTTTGCTAAAATTTATACAGCACGAACTAAACAAGTACGACGTGAAAGGAGAATTGAAAGATGATAACGATTAGCACAAGAGACTACAATCCGAAGGAGGAATTAAAGTGACAACAGATAAACTCATCAAGGCGCTTGAGCGCATGAAATCGGAGACCAGCTCGCTGGCAGACTCCTCTTTTTGCCTCGGTTGCGGGCATGAGCATAACTGCGGCGTGCATGGGTGCGCGGTTATTCGGGAGGCGATTGACCGCATAAGCATCGTCGAGTGGATACCGGCAACGCTTGAGTTACCGCCGGACGAGCGGGAAATATTCGTGCTGACGCGCAGCAAAAACGGATCGCGGAATGTGGACAAAGGCTATTGGTCACTTGACCAGCAGCGATTTGTACATCGTGGCACGGCGGAGGTAACGCACTGGATGCCGATACCCGATTATCTGGCAGAGAGGAGTGAGGACAATGACTAAAATTATCTTGGTCGTGCTCGTAATCGCGGCAACGCTCACGGAGTGCATCGTGATGCGCAAGTCGCGGGAGTACGACGCAGCGGACAATATCGCCGGGCTTGAGCGATATGTAAAAGCCATGGTGGTGCTTGGCTTAGTGGGCCTCGCCGCGGCGGTGGCGTTTGTGGCGATATGATAAAGGAGATAGCGATGACGAAAGAACTTTTGGAGCAATACCCCGACATCTGCGCGGAGATTGAAGAACTTGAGCGCGAGAATAAAACGGTGATAAGCGATATAGTGAGCGGATCATCAGATGAGTTTCCGTTTACCGAACATCCCATCACCGTGCGCGGGCTTGGGCCGCAGAGATATGCCGAGCACATTGCAAAGCTCAAAGCGCAAAAGCAAGAGATAGAGCAATTTGTATTCGGCATCAAAAGCGCATGGTTGCGGCGCGTCGTGATGCTTCGTGCGTTTCATGGCTATTCATGGGACCGGGTCGCGGCGCAGATGAGCAAAAGCGGTAAAGTTCCGGCGATCAACACGCTCAAAAGCCAGTATTATGGTTTATTCAAAAATGAATGGCCGGGCGAAAAATAATTTTTGCTTTTCGGCGTTTTTGTACCAAATGGTGCGATTTAATCTATATACTAAATAATAGAGTTATTAGGTAAAGCGCCGGGGATTAGGTTCCTCGGCGCTTTTGCTATGCAGGAGGAGGGCCAAAAGATGAGTAAAAAAGCATATCGCCCGTGCCCGCGCTCAGGCGGCTGCGTATGGGATACATATGCGAGGACGGGCGAGCATTTGTGTATGCTAGCGGTTTGCCCGTATGCGCTCTGCACCGCGCGGCTGACGGAGTGTCAGAAAGCGTATCTGCGGGAGACCGGGAATAACGAGCGCAGCGATTCGGAGGAGAACCATGAGCTTTGATTACAACGCGCCGAGGTGGCGGAGGTTGCGAGCATCTGTGCTGAGGCGGGATGGATATCTGTGTCGGTATTGCCTGCGGTATGGGCGGCGCCGTCAAGCGACAACAGTGCACCACATCAAGCATGTGGATGAGCATCCGGAGCTTGCGTATAACGCAGACAATCTCGTTAGTTTGTGTGAGGCGTGTCACAACAAAATGCATCCGGAAAAAGCGAAGAACGCGGGGAGGTACAGAATATGAGAGATTACAGAGACCCCGCCCTCATCCGACGCGCCTTCCGGG